TGCCTGTTGCAGGTGATATTTTATTTGTTTTGACTTCATCGGTTACAGTCAATGACGCACCTGTTGGAATTGATATAGTATCTCCACTTTCACCAACTTGAAGTGCTGTTCCTGTTGCAGGTATAATCTTATCTACTTCAACTGTACTCATACAATCACCAATGTTCCATCTACAGTCATTGTTCCACTAACTGTGACTACGCCTACTAATAAGGCATTACTATCTGAGGGAATTACAAAAGATTTTGTTATTTCTGCTTTATGAAGAACATCAACATCATCTTTTCCTGCTCTTGAGCCTACATAATAGATATCGTTTGTATCTGAACTCATTATGCTACATCTGTTAGTAGAGATACAATAATATCACAATCTCCACCAGATGCTGAGGATTGTGCGGTTAATGAATACCCACTACCTAAAACTAATTTACCTTTTATTATTTCTACTTTTGTATTTATTGGAACTGATACATCTTTAACAACAGTAAAGTTATTAGAACCATCATTTAATACCACATCAACATCAATAGATGATGAGCCTGTATTTGCTATATTTAAACCTACTACAATTTGTTTATTTGAAGTTGTAGATACAATGGTTGTAGATGTAGCGTCTGTTAAAGTTGTTTCTATTGCTGAAAAATTATTTGCCATATTTTTATCCTAACGCTATTGCAAACGGAATGGCAGTTGGGTCGCTTTCTGTAATACTTACTGTTGCAGGTAATGTGACTGCATTAGTAGATGTATTCACCGAAAACAATGTTAAATCATCTGCTCCGTCATATAGTTTCATTGTTATAGTATTTGTGACCGAATTGTCTAGCCATATCGTTCCTGCTGAAGCAGAACTTGGTCTTGAACTGCCAATATGACCTGTATTTAATGCTGATAAACTTGTGTTTAAATTACTTCTAAACGTACTAAAGGCTTGGTTGTCTAATGATATTTGTGTTGCTTGGCTCATTATGTTATTACTTGTCCTACCCCTTCGGCTATGTAGTCAAAAGTTCTATCTATACTTGTATCCGAACTATTAAAAAATTCAATCGTAAATTGTGATGTACTCTTACTTGTGATTACATAATAATCACCATTAGCCATAGATTGTGCTGAGATACCCAAAGCAGGATTTGCTCCAAATGCAAAATCATAAGTCACAGTTTTACCGCCTGTACCACTAGCAATATCGTTTCCACTTTCTCGTCTAGTAGGTAAACTTGCAGTCACCGATAAAAAACTAACTAATGTTCTAGCTTTCAAATCATCAGATTGAAATTGTATTCTAAATTTAAAATATCTACCAATATGCTCACCCACAACAAAAGGCTTAAAATTAGAAAAGGTAGAATTATCATCAGATGTAGCTAATTGTAAAATAGTGTTAGTATTTGCACCTGCTGTACCATCAAAAGGATTAGGTCTACCATCATCAAACAAAGTTGTTGCATCTGGTCTACCACCATCAAAGAACTCTGATACATCTTCGGTAATCTGTGAAATAGAAGCAGTAAATAATCCTTTACCTTTAAATCCTAAATCTAGGGTATTATTAAATTCATAAGTTCCACTAGCAGGTACTCTTGTTGCACTATCACCAACAGTTCCCGTAGCAGTCAATCCAATATAATTAACACTATTTCTGGTAATTAAAGTCACATTAGATTTTGTGCCTGTAAAACCTGTATGTTCATTAATAGTAGTCTGTGCTTGATAATTAACACTCTCAATATTTGTAGTCACAATAGCTTCATTTGCTGATTGGTTTCCTAGCTTATCTACTGCTTTCAGTAAATATGAACCTGATTTTAGTGGAACTGTAATTGAAGTAGCAGGTCTACCAATCTTATCTACTAAGTCAAAAGAGTTTACCCAAGACGGAGTAGACAAATCGGTACTAAACCTCAGTTGATAAAAATCAAGGTCAAGGTCTGGTACTGCACTCCAACCTAAAATAGCTTGGTCACCAACTACATTAATAGAAAAATTGGTACAATCACTAGGCACTGCTGTTTGACCAATAACCAACCTTGTATTGCTGGTAAAACTAGATTTGACACCTAATGAATTTATTGCTCTACATCTAACTTCATAAGTTGCACCATCAATCGCATTTAATAAGAAATATTCTAAACCTGTACCTCTACCAATAACTCTAAAGTCATCAGTCACTGCAACTCCATCTTTATCTAAAGTTTGTTTTACCTCCACCTCATACTGTTCTACAAATTGGTCGGTAGATGGAACAATCGTTACTGTTAATCTTGTGAGAACATTTCCATCTTTGTAAGCAACAACATCATCAGCAAGGGTGACTGAAGAAGGGGGTTGTACTGTGAAAGGATTAGGTAGTGAAGTATCTGGAATTACAGGTTGTTCGGTATTAGTTTCCCAAGTGTACCAACTATCTTGATGCTCTATTAAAGATAATTGTACTGTGTAATTTAAGTTAATAGCCATTGATACAACTCTAAAAGGTTTGGCACTCATTCCTAAAATATCATCAGTGACAGATACAATATCACCTATGGCTAAATCCATAGCTGAATAATTGGCAGTTAATGTTAAACCTAATTGGTTTCTACTTCTGTTTAAAACCACTTTACCAAACTCTAATGCCTGATAAGGATTATTAATCATTTGTAAATCTAATTGAAACTCTTGTAAAAAACCTCCATCTTCAGTTTTTAAGGTTTGATGTGCTCCATCTGTTTCAGGATAAACTACTGTGTCTACTTCATAATTCTTTTCAGGGTTTATATAGTTAATATTTATACGATTGTATTTTTCATTTTTCTTTTCACTAGATAACTTAATACCACCTATGATATTATCTTTGTTTAGATTTAAACTAGCACTTCCTGTTTCTTCTAAGATTAATTTATATTTACCTTGTGTATAAGGTAAGAAACCCCTCATACCTCTTAATAAAAAACGAACATTATCTATAATCTTTTGGTTAGTATCTAAGACTGAATTACAATCAAATAAATTAATATCATCACCGCCAGAATAAGGTGTCACTTGCGTGATAGCAGTTTGACTAGCATTATAGAAACTTTGTAAATCTATATCTGATACACTAATTCCTTTTCCATAAGTAGTATCAGTTAAATAATCTAATAAACACCATGCAGGATTTGTTGAATAAGATGCAGTTTGAGCAACTAAACTTGAATTATAACTAACAACTTTTTTACCTTGAACTTTTGCTTGGATTTTAGGAATACTTGTAAACTTGTCAGCATCCCAAGTTATACGAAACGCAATATAACATAATCCAGATAATTTATGATTACTTCCCCATGATGATAATGTCGTTAATAAACTAGAAGCTGATTGTCCTGCACTACCATAGAAAGGTTGAATAGTTATTGTAGTTCCAAATCTATCTCCTGTTGATGTTATTTGAGTTCCATCAGCAAATGAACCACTAAATGTCACTACCTCATCATCAACTTTAATTTCAGTAATAGCGTTAATCTCACCTTCACCTAATACTATTGCACCATAAAGATATTGATTATCTGTTCCTGATGTCTCTAAAAATACTCTTGTACCACCTACTAATCGCTCACCATAGATAACAGGGATTTGTGCATTATTAGATTGCTTATTAACTAATGTTCCTTTGGCTTGTTCTTGTTGGGGTATATCTGGGATTTCTGGAATAGGAATAATCCAAGAGATAACCTCTTGAAATACGTCACCTACAAAATCAAAAAAGTCATCAAAGAAACCCATTATTGCCTACCCCATTTTAAATCTTGTATTGTTAAGGCACTAAATTCAAAACCTTTATCAGTAGAATAAAATCTTTGTTGGCTACCTTCGTTTGTCTTTCTTCCTGCCGTTCTACTAAAATCACCAAAGTGAGAAGTACAGTTTAAAGTCAATACGCCTTGTTTTGTATCAATAGAATAATTGTTGATATATCCTTTATCATAATTGAATGTATCTATTAACGCTTCGGAACTATCTATAAAACCAATATCAATAGTGACTTCATCATTTGATACGACATTACCCAAGACAATAGAAACAAACGCATTATCTACTGCTGATAATTGAATACTAAAATTAGCAACATTGATTTGTGAATTTTCTGCTTTTGCTGAAATCTTTAATAAGTGCCCACCTGCTGAATAGGTATTAGAATCATGAACTAAATCTTTGTAATGATTGGTTAATCTTTGTGGTGTAGGAAAATTAATCTCTACTAAAGCAACAGGTTTAATGCTACCAGAATTTATTTCTGTTAGGAGGTCGCTAGATAATCCTCTAGCCATTACAGAGCCTCTATGAAATCAACTTCAAATTTATATAAATCTATATCGTCAGTATTAAATTGCTGAATGTCATTAGTCAGTCTTACAGTGAATGGAACATTATCATAAGTTATTGTGGCATCATCAGCTAGGTTTTCTCTTAATGGTGGCTCTATAGTAAGAGTAGATGCATTTCCTGATGGGTTTACA